ACCATTACTAAATGGACCCGGTATTCAGATGAATGACGACAAAGAAGCTAAAGATTACTACTACCTACCTCCTTTTAGTATATGGGCAGCTAGTCACCACAATGGTTATCCTGATTTAGGCGACTATGCCTCTTATAGCAACAGTACTCAGGGTACATACCAGCAAAATCAATTTACTAATCAAGCAACTAGTGTATCAGCAACAGGATCTGTAAACTATCCACTAGGTCCTAACTTTCCAGAAAAATCCCATATTAAAAGCCTACTACCATTTCCCGGTGACGTAATTATGGAAGGTAGATGGGGTAATTCTATAAGATTTGGATCAACATCAGCTATTGCAAAGTTTAAGAATACATGGTCAGAAAGTAGTATTGAAGCAGGTGCTCCAATTACAATAATTAGAAACGGACAAGGACGTTCTTTAGATGAGACTGCCTGGCTACCTACTGTAGAAAATATAAACAGAGATGCATCGTCTATTTACTTAACTAAAGGACAAAAGATAGTAATAGACGATATTCAAAATAATTTTAGTTTAGCAAGTTTAGGTGTAGTATTAGAGAGTACCTATACCAACTCAATTGCTTTACAACAAGCATTAACAAGCTACGAAAGCATATCTCCTTCTGACCAAGATAAATACGTTTCACAAAATGTATAAACCGGATTTTCCATATTTAGGCGATCAAGTATTAATTTCATCAGGTAGAGTTGTCATACATTCTAAGGATGATTTTATATTTTTATTTGGAAAGAAAGGTGTATCAATATCGTCGCCTACTTCGTTTACTGTAGATGCTAATGAAAGAACTGTAATAGCTTCACCAAAAATTGAGTTAGGATATCAAGCAGAAACAAACGGAAATCAAGTATTACTTGGAAACAAAACTGTTCAGCAGCTAGGCTTTTTATTAGATGATCTTAAAGCACTAAGTGATGCTTTAAGCCTTATGTCAGCAGCTAATTTAGCGATAGCAATACCCGCTATACAAGTTGCGAGCCGTGTACTAAGTAGTAAGGCTATTACCATAAAAGCTCAACTTCAAATTAATTGCTTATCTAAAACAACATACACAAACTAATGGCAAGTTTAGGTGAGTCTTTAGAAAAAGTAATAATATTTGCCTCTAAACAAGTTGGCAATCTCCAAATAGGAGTCAACAAAGTATTATGGGGAAGTGCTAATACACAACCAATTCAAACAGCTAAGTATAATGCTGCTAGTGGCAGCTTAGCCTATGTTTCAACACCTACTGTAGCAAAGGTGCCTGAGAAGGGAAATAATCTAGCAAATTCTGGTGTATTTAATGCACTAGATGCTCTTAATAGTGTAGACCTGTGTAATGTACTTACCTATGCAGTTGATAGTATTAATATAAAAAAGAAGAAAAGACCAAATAAGCCTTGGAATGCTTCTCAAACTTCTTTATTCTTTTTACAAGATCAAGCAGCTGTTACACAGCACGCTATTGACAAATACACAGCCTATCCTAATACTTTTATAGGATCTTATTATGGAATTGGACCTGATGCTCAAAGCGCAAAGCAAGTTATTACTGGATCAGGATTACCCCTTGGCAGTAACAATATATCAGGAACGGATATACAGAGGTACAATATGTACAACTTACTTTTAAGTATAAAAGATACATTCTTAGCAGGTGCAACAACTTCTTCAGGATCAATTTTTACAAATGAAGAACAGATGCTTATAGCGTCAGTACCAGGTTTAGTAGGGAATACAAATATTGTTAATGATTTTTTAAAAAGTACTAGCAAGTATACCGATTATAGGCAGATATCAAATACCGATTTACAAAAATTACAAAATAAGATTACAACTTTGAGATCTGTTTGTACAGTCATACAGACTTTAGACTTTAAAAGCGGCTTAGCTCTAGCTGGTAATTTTCTTGGAACTGATATAAGAGCTCAAATTCAAAAGCTAAGTAAGTTTGTTGATCCAACTAAAATTATACCAACTTTACGGCAAATAAACAGTGCACTTAGATCTTTTATTAATATGGCTCGTAAAGTTCAGGGTATTCTGAACCAAGCACAGTTTATAATTAAGCTAGCATTACTTTTTATTAAAATTTTTAAATTTATAAGAGCTTTTTTCAAAGCACTACCACTACCTCTTATGTTCTCAACGTCAGGTGTTCAATCAGCTCTTGATGAAGCAAGGCAAGCCGCGAAGGATACTCAGGATGGATTAACTAGATTACTAAAAGAGATAAACGCACTACTATCAGTTGTTATCATCTTCATAAGATATGTACTTGCAAATGCAAACGAATTACAAATAAGACTTCAAACCCTTCTAATAAACTTAGAAGCTTGTGAAGCAATGAAGGATTCTGATATTTTAAAAGAGCTTAAGCAAACGGGAGAAGATTTAAAGGTCTTACAAGAACAACTAGCTACATATATTATTCAATATGATTCTAAAACAGATCCAACAACTGCAATGTTTGGAAAATATGATATTAGAATAGTTGACGAAGAGGTTACTGAACTATCAATAGTGAATAAACGTAGAAGAGGTATTGCCTTGGATCAAAACGGAACAATCGTAACTCAGTCGGATTTAACCTTTGCTACAGACTCAAACATTATAATTAGTGAGGTTAAGCTTAAATTAATGGCTGGGGGATTAGTACAACCGTCGCTTGCAAGTGAAGATCTTGCTACAATAAGTACTTCTTTAGACTTTTTAGATAGTAATGATGTAATGCAAGATGATTTAAACTTAAATTTACAAGATAATCCTGATAACCCAACCAATGAGGACGAAAGTAAAGGTTTAGGACTTAACGCATTTATTAATAACTTACCTGGTGGTAAACGACTAAGAAAGAGAGTTAGATCATCCCTCGATAAATCAAGTGCTACTTTAGCAACTCAAATAGGAAATGAATCACAGGCTTCTAAGCAAGTTCTTGGCACAGGAACCAGTATTGCAAAATCGGTAGGTTAAAAACAATTAGTTAAAATATTTATAAGCATATGTCACAGTTAAACGCACTTAAGAAAATTATTCGTGAAGAAGTTAGAGCGGTTTTTCAAGAAGAACTTGCTGGAATTCTAAAAGAAGCTATTATAGCTAATAAAAGCGCACAATCTCTTACAGAGACAACCAGACCTATAAAATCACAAATTCCTGGAACCCTTAACAGGGCAGCTCCTAGACCAATAGCACCTATTTTAGGTCCCAATAATCCTTTAAACAGTCTACTTGCTCAAACGGCACAATCAATGACTTTTGATGATTTAGATGGATTTGGTAGTGAAACTGGCGCTATAAAAGACGCACCTATTGTAGAATCGGTAGATCAAATGTTTGCCGCTTCAAGAGGAAGTTCAAATTTAGAAGCAATTCAAATCAATGCCGTACCCGACTTTACGGGGTTAATGGCTAAAATGAAAGAAAACGGTCAAATTTAATGGCATACGGATTAAGAAATATTAACGTACTTGACTTAAGACCTTCAATTGGAGTTGGAGTATCAATACCTTTTTCTAATCCTGCTGTATTTGAAACTGTATATACAACTAAGGAGCAGTTAAAATATAACATAATTAATTTTCTTCTTACTGATAAACGTGAAAGGATTTTTAATATAAACTTTGGTGCTGGGATAAGACAACAACTATTCCAGCAAATAAGTGTTGATACCATTGATACTCTTGACACTCAGATCAGATCAGGAATTGAGCAATACTTTCCAAACGTGACAATTGTAAATTTAAGCTTCAATCCCCAACCAGATCAAAACTTATTAACAATACAGTTTTCGTATACTATTAACAATACAGGTGAATCCGACAACGTAATTCTAAATATCAATGGCTAATAAAGACATCAAATATCTAAATAAAGATTTTAACACTTTTAGAGAAGCGTTGATTGAGTATGCAAAAGCTTACTATCCAACATCGTATAACGACTTTTCTACATCATCACCCGGAACCATGTTTATTGAAATGGCATCCTATGTTGGAGATGTATTATCCTTTTATTTAGATAATCAATTACAAGAGACTTTTTTAGAGTATGCTAAGCAGACAGACAACCTATACGCATTAGCATATATGCTTGGATACAGACCAAAAGTCACATCAGCGGCCGTTGTCAGCTTAGATATTTACCAACAACTTCCTGCAATAGGAGTTAATTATGCTCCCGACTTTGATTATGCAATGATTATTGCAGAAGGAACTCAAGTTAGATCAAACGTAAATACAACAAACTTTTTTTACTGTCCTAACATAGTAAATTTTAGTTTGTCTTCTTCAATTAATCCTACCGAAATATCAGTATTAACAACTGTAGGAGGTAATCCACATACCTATCTATTAAAAAAATCAACACAAGCTATTTCAGGACAAGTTAAGACAGCAACACTTACCTTTGGATTAGCTGAGAGATTTTCAATTAGAAGTATACAAGACAATAATATTATTGAAATTTTAAATGTATACGATAGTAATGGTAATAGATGGTATGAAGTACCATATTTAGCTCAAAGTTATATTCTTAATCCTGTACAAAATACAGCCACAAATTATCCACAATTATATCAAGAAGCAAACCAAGTACCATACGTTTTAGAAAGGATGGAAGTACCTAGAAGGTTTGTTTCAAGATTTAAAACAAGTGGAGTTTTAGAGTTGGAGTTTGGAGCAGGTGTAACAGCAGCCTCCGGATCAATTCCAAATCCATTTAATGTTGGTATTGGTACTGTAAACGGAATTGATTTATTAAACACTGCCTACGATCCCACTAACTTTGTTTCAAATCCATCATACGGATTACCTCCATCTAATACAACTCTAACTGTTACATATTTAGCAGGAGGTGGTGCAACGGCAAATGTACAAGTAAACGAATTAACTTATATTTCCTCAATAAGTCCAACTTTTCCTAACCCGACAAATCCAAACAAAGCAGCAACAATTCAAGCTACTCTAGCAACAAATAACAGCGTAAGAGCTGTTGGTGGCGGTGATGGAGATAGTGCTGAACAATTAAGACTTAATACGTTAGCTAAGTTTCCTTCACAGATGAGAGCTGTAACGCAACAAGATTATTTAGGAACTGTATTAGGGATGCCACCTAAGTTTGGTCAAGTAGCTAAAGCTTACGTAACAAAGGACGATGCCGTATTTGCTCAATATTTAGTTAACCAGCCTGGTGAAAGAGATCCATTAGCAACTTCTTTATATCTTTTAGGATTCAATACGGACGGTCAGTTTACCGATCCTGGACCAGCTTTGTTACAAAACATACAAACTTATTTGAGTGAATATAGAATGCTTACCGATACAATTTTATTAAAGCCTGCCTACATCATTAATATACAGGTAAATTTTGATATCATTGTAAGACCCAGCTACTCAGCTAGAGAAGTAATTGCAGGGTGTTTAATCGCGCTTAAAACTTATTTTAGTAGAGAGAATTGGCAAATCAACCAACCAATTATTTTATCTGAAATTTATACATTACTAGATCAGATAGCAGGTGTCCAAACAGTTCAAAAAGTATTAATTAATAACATAGCAGGTACCGGACAAGGGTACTCACAATATAGTTATGACATATCATCAGCAACTTTAAACGGAACCATCTACCCATCCTTAGATCCAAGTATTTTTGAAGTAAAATATCCAGATACTGACATTCAAGGGCGTGTCGTAACAATGTAATAACTATGGCAGTATATCAACTATTCACATCAGCAGACGCAACACTTTATTCTAATTACCTATCTAAAAATACAGGTAGGGATCCTATATTGGAAGTGTCTGTTCAAAACTCACAAGATGGAATAAGGTTTTTAGGTAGAACAGGACTAACTAGAAATCCATATTATACTTACGATTTAGCCGCTAATAGCAATGCATCTACAACTGATGTATTATTTCCAACATCATCAGTAAGAAGAGCTGTATTACAGTTTTCACCTGCCGACATAGCAAGAGCTGCTACCTTTGCATCTCAATCTATAAGTGGTTCTTGGAAAGCTGATTTAGTAATGCATTTAGCAACTGCTCAAAATTTAAATACAACCTACTCTTTAGAAGCTTATGCTCTTGATCAACCATGGGCAATGGGTACTGGACAATTTGCTCAAGTTCCACAATCCACAAATGGAGTAAGTTGGACCTACACAGGACCTTATCAAAATTCACCTGCTTGGAATGACGAAGGGGGTAGTTTTGATACTGCTTTAAGCGGTAGTCAATTCTTTGACTATATGTCTAACAAAGACATTAATATGGATATTAGTGATATTATGGAAGCATGGATTACTGGGTCAGCAGATAATTATGGTTTGATTGTAAAACATCCTGATTATATTGAACAGAATACAGCCTCCTTTATGGATCTAAAATTCTTTTCGGTAGATACTCACACCATCTATCCACCAAACATTCAGTTTAAGTGGGCAGATTCATACTACTATCCGCAAGGAGCCAACTACGTACTAACGGATCAGATAACAGTTGTAATTGCAAACAATCCTGGAACATTTAGACAAAACGAAGTTTATAAAATGAGAACAGCAGTGAGATACACGTATCCTCCACGAACCTTCTCTACACAATCTGCTTATCTTAATCAATTATATTTTTCTGAAAATACTTATTGGTCTTTACAAGATATAAAAACAAACGAAACCGTAATCGACTTTGATCCGGAGTATACAAAACTAAGCGCCGATAGTATTGGAAATTATTTTACTTTGTATACAAGTGGGTTGGAAATTAACAGATATTATCGTATCTTAATTAAGACACATATCTTTTCAACAACGTACGGACCTCTTTCGGTATATGATAATGAGCAATCAATTTACAATGCGTTATCATTGTACGGACCAAACGATCTGCAACTATTACCAGCAGAACAAGTTGTATACACTGGAGAGAATTTAGTATTTAAAATTGTAGGATAATGCAACAAGAAGTTAACTTAATTAAAGAAGTTTACGGGCGCAATACCTACGTTAGAGTAGTTGATACCTCTTTTAAGGAGCTGTATACACCTGTAACAGCATCAAATACTCCAACCCAAATAACCGTAGAGCAATTTTTTGATTATTACAATCAATTGTTTTTTGAAATTCCTGCAATGGGAGAGGTAAACTCGCATGAATATTTGGTTAAAACAAGTACTGAGTACTTAGGTGGTAATGTATTGAGTGATAACGAAAAAGCATATATTGATGAGATTAACTCATTGAGACAGCAGTTGTTGGAAGCTAATCAAAATTATTTGAGCTTAACTAAGATAGTCTAATGGAGATAGTTGATATAAAATATTTAGGATCTGATGGTCAGTATCAAGCATACTCACTGTCTGATCAATCTTTAATTAATAAGTCTTACATAACTCCAAACTTTGGAGGTCCTACTGACTATGTTGAGTACTTCATAAAAGATCAAGCCAATGTAGTATTAAGTAGTAATTACTATGATACAAAATATACTATTGGTAGTGGTTTAGATCCTATTACAGGAACTACTAATGTAGTATACCTCGATCCGGAAACAGACGCTAAGAAGTCAGGTTATAATAGAGGTGTTGTAAACCTTAAGTATAACTTTTTTAGAAAACAATTATTATCATCTCCAAATCCACAACAAAGTTTTTGGATTAAAGAAATATCTACTTCTAGAACTGAAATAAAAGTAGCTAGGCAGGACCTCTCAAACACACAACTAGCAAATGCTTTTAATCAGTTTAACGCACAGCTCGCAGCTGATGCATACTATCCAGACTTTTTATTAAACTTTGGAGCTGATGTTCAACTTATTGGTATTAATGCAGTGTATGTTGAAGAGGCAGGAAGCGGTTATGTCATATTTAAACTATACGAACCACTTCCGGTAGACTTTGATGTTAAGTCAACTTTCTGGGTAGTTACTCAAGTAGCAGATCCTGCGGAGTTTAACGTATCAATTAATGTTGAACCTGAGGTAGTAAGAGACTACGTTCAGATAAAGGGTCCAAATTTTAAAGTACCAATTAACGATAAAGTAAGCCAAACAACACCTTATTATAATTACGCTTCGTTATTTGCAACATCAGTAACATCATCATATCAGCAACTGAAGTCAATGATGGACGAAAAGGCTATTCAAATTAATGTTGATTATGGTAACTTTTCAAACTTTATTCATTTTTCTTCTATTACGGAAAGGCTTTATAATTTTGTATACAAACTACAATTAATAGAATCATCATCTGCAGGTTTAACTTCTACCAATACAGACTCGGCAAAAGTATTATTACAACAACAGATTGATGGCATTATAACTAAGTTTGACGGATACGAATATTATTTATACTTTCAATCTGAATCAGGAGCATGGCCAAAAGTAAGCACTACCCAGCCATATGTACTAGCTTCTGTAACCTCGTCATTCGCTAAGAATTGG